TGTTGACTAGTACCAGACTTACCCCTGTAAGCATTAGTAACAATCATATCTGGATATTGAGTTTTGATTGGGTCTAGAGTATGTACCGCAAGAGTTTTAAGTTTGTCGATAATTTGTTTCTGCGTGTTACCCAAGTTACCACCTGTTGCAATTTTAGATGAAGCAACAACAGAGTTCTTAGATAACTGCCCAAGAGTAAAGTATACAGACAGAGGAAGAGAATAGTTAACTCCACCAATGACATCACCAGCAGCATCATACTTAAAGTCTGATTGTGCAATCTCAGTTGAAGCAGTTACAGAAGTTGCGGTTGGGGTCGATATAAAGTCAGAACCCGACTCACCATGTTCCTCACCCTCATCTGGAATACGAGGGAGTGATGTTGCCTTGCGACTCGCACCAGTGGTATTAATTTTTCCTGTCAATGAATTGTAAGAGTAGTCTGAGAAGGATGATGGCATAACCTCACCCGATTCAATTGCGGATTTAATTTCACTGTCAGTCTTCTCTTCATCATCACTTGCAAAGAAGTCATCTGATTCGGATAGAGGAAGGAATGTCTTCTCAGTTTTAATCTCTGCAAGTTTCATTGCATCAATCTTAGTAGAGAACGTATCAAGCTCATACTCATCAACAGTAATACTCCAAGGTAGAATGCCTGTTGCAATATCACCAGTATCCATGAATGTTACTTCTGGTGTAATGTCAGAACCAACAGCAGGGGATGGAGTTATGCGAGGTACAATAGGAGTGATCGTTACCGCACTTCTGGCAACAGAGTTCAAGTCAATAGTAGAACCAGATAGATTCATTGCAGCCCCCGAACCAATGTTCAATGCAGCAGCAGTGTCAAGTACCATTGCACCAGTTGATGCGACAGTGTAAGTTGCTTCTGTGTTCAATGCAACCGCACCCGTGATGTTGGTAGTAAGTGTACCCTTAATATCTGTGAGGGAATTACCATCCAGCACCATGTCATAGTTACCATGAACGGAGTTTGTAAAGTTGGCACTCGTAACGATTTGCATATCATCTACGGATTGTTGTAAGAACTTTCCAACAGACTGTTGTGTCATAGTTGTCTGTGCTGTCATCTCAATAGATTCATTTGCAAACATACGGATGTTCTTACCAGCATGGAAGTCAATGTTCTTACCGACATTGAACTTTAGATTCTCATCAACCTGAGCATCCATACTACCACGAACATATAAAGATGCGTCACCATCAACAAAGACATTCATGTTACCACGAACACGAACCTGTTTATTCTGGTGTACGATTTCAAATCCATCACCAACAATCTTTGTTACCTTGGTTCCGTCTGGATGTATTTCGTAGAACGTACCCGAGCGGTGGTATTCGTGAATGCGCTCATGGCCTGGCGTATCATCCATCTCTTGAATATGACCACTCTCGGTTTCCCTTACATGGTTGAAAGGATATTGTGCATTGTAAGACGGAGCTGGTTCACCAGTTAAGTCATCTAGATTATCTTTCTTAAACTTGTTGACAGGATGTTGGTTTCGTGCATCGTTAACCGCAAGTCGATTAGTGTCTGCCTCATTAACTCTACGAGGGTAGAACCCTCTTGGGTCACTAAACCCTTTCAGAGTGTTTACTGTGGATACAACTATCTCGACCTCTGCGCCTTCTCTTGGTGCGTCTTGGAAGACTACCTTGCCCGATTCAATTCTATATGACATTATGCAACTCCCTTTTCTGCGGCATACTCTGACAAAGTTATGGATGCCGTTTTCAATCTAGAGTCCACAGTTTTTGGAAATTCAGTTGGGTAGAAGTGTCCACTGTCGTTTTCAATATCATTCTTCAATCCTGCCTTAGAGAAAGAACTGCGAGCAATCCCTTCATACAAATCATTATCCCAAAGTGCCTTACCTTCAAGTGTTGTAATAACAAAGTCAATTGCTGAACCGAAGTTGTGCCACGAACTGCCAGGCCTTGCTGCCTTTGGGCCACCTGATTTATATGCTCGGTATAGTTCTTGTTGTGATGATGCAGACCTGTATGCGTAGGATATACTGCAATCGTAATCTGGATTGTCTGCAAGGAATGCTTGAACACCCTTAACAAACTTGGGACGTAGTTCTGGTGCAATCTCATTTATACGATCAGCAAGTCTTGTCTTATGTCTTGACCTATCAAATGCACTTGCTTCAATACGTTCCCCATCACCATAATATGAATCGGGTGGTATCTCCATATTGTTTTCTGATTCGGGTGAATTGTTTTCTGCTGATTGTACAACACCATTAATCTTAACGAGGACTGTAGAGTCTGTCGTATCTGCTGGTGTAGAAAATTCTGTTGTAGTACCATCACCCAGTGTTGTAGATGTGGCTACTTTTGGAATGGGTAGTTCTTGGTTGGGTGAGTAGTCATGCGGAGATTGACCAGAAGGTGCTGATGCAGCAGAGTTGATGCCAGGAATTGTTCCCATCACCATAGGCTCTTGCATGAAGTCTGGATCACGCCAGAAACCAAATACCCATGAACCTTCGATTGGGCCTGTAGGAGACATACCGATACCACCAGAAGATGCCGATGTAGTTGGTTGTACGCAAACTGCCCAAGGTAAGTCTACTGTAGGAAGTTTAGTTTTGTCTTCGGTATGATAACCATACACACGCGCTCGTACACGCCCCAGTGCTAGAGGGTCATTTCTATCTTCTATTACACCGAACCACCAAACGAAACCATCACGCCCAGCGAAGAATGTATTGTCAGTTGTCGCCATTTATAAATCTCCTTAAAAGTATTTAGGTGACTTATATAAACATTCTAAATTAAAAAAAGGAAGGGCATCTCTACCATTCCTTTTTGTTTCATATACTTTACAATGTACACTACAGTATACATTATAGTATATATTTTAATGAGCAATATACATTATAGTATATATTACATTGCAAACTATATGTAACATTATAGTCTATAATGTACTACACATATTACATGTAACTTACCACGACAGTGACAAGGAGTTGCATTGCTACTATAAACAATACTGTCTCAATCATAACTGCAATCCAGCTGAACCACTGATAGATGTCATCTTCATTAGGATGTTATCTATATCAGACTCCGAACAGAATCCCTTTACAGTATCACCCTTACGAGTAATGCCAGGCAGTTCACATTGCAACCTTGATTTAGTCATGTTGTAGTACTTAGAAACACCAATCTCATACAGTCCCTCTTTGTTACCATAGGACATCTCATTCTTAATAACAGATAACTCATACCCTCCAAACTGAACAAGGGCTATAACACCATTGGGCATTTCTGTTTCTTTAAACTCTAACTCATTGAATTTCATAACCTTTCTCCTAAACCATTGACCGTTTTGACCGCATATTTTCCATTCTCTGATAGGACTCTAACCATTTCAAAGGGGACATAATATTTTGACTAACGGACATCTTTAACTTACGCGAGCGAAACTCTTTCTTCAAGTCTTTCGCCATCTGGACTCCCAAGAAACGGGAGACTAACTTCACTAGTGTTTGACGGAACCCTACATCGTGATGCATGTTCCCTGCCGTATGGGCGAGTTCATGGATGATGACATACTTGTTGGTTCCGTGATTGGGACGCAGTGCAACCCCAAAGTAACTTGCCTGTCCTGCGACACGAGCATTCTTAGAGGCCTTCATAAAACGTAACTCAGGGTCAGTCATACCACGACTACCCGTTACCAAAGACTGATACGTCTTTGACTTGACAATACGTTTGAAGTACTTCTGACATTCCTTCTCGGATAGGTTAGTTGAACTCTCTGGATACAATCGTTGAACGCTGAACTCACTCTGATAGACCTTGGACTTACCTGAGTCCGTAGTCGTGAGGGAGACTCGGTTGCGGCGTATCTGACTAGACTTCTTGAGGAAGTACGCATTGTACAAGCACGCCAAGTCACAGTTGAATTGACCCGTGGCCATTGCAGTCCTGTGCATATCGACACCACCTAATGAATCATACAGTACAGTCATTACACACACTCCGTTTCGGGTTGGGTTAGATAGGTTCCAAGGAAACAGTAAGCTGGTTCGATGTAGTAATTGTCGAAGTCACCCACCTCAGAAAAGTCATACAGAACCATTCCGTTTAATGGGTCGCCTTCCTTCTCATAAACAACCAAGTCGTAACCC